GGAAGACGAAGTCTGGCAGCAACTGCAGCAGCTCCTGGATAAAACCTTCGGCGGCAGGCCGGTCAACGGCATGGCAGTCGACTCGGGCTACAACACAGAAGCGGTGGATGCCTTCGCGAAGCGCAACAAGCAGCGGGTTTATGCCATCGTCGGCCGGGACAACCCGACAAAACTCTATAAAAAAACGCCGCAAGAAACCAACAAGCGCGGAAAAATAATAAAAACAGGCCTTGATCGGTGGACGCTGGACCACAGCCATTTCAAAACATGGGTACATGATCGCATTGGGTGGCCACAGGACCAGGTTGGTTCATGGCACTTGCCGGCAGGGTTAAGCAAAGACCATACCCAGGGCGAAGAATACTGTAAGCAGATTGTTGCTGAGCACAAAATCAGACTGGCAAGCGGTCGAACAAAGTGGATAAAAGTCAGGGTAGATAATCACTATCTTGATTGTGAGTACATGCAGGTCTTTATGGCATACCTACACCGCGTTGGTGATTTGAAAAAAGGTCAAGCCGTTAAAAAACCCAAACGCAAAACCAAGCGCCCGCAGAAACGTGGCGGCTCATGGGTGCGCGGAACCGAAAACTGGAATAGATAAACATGGCAGGAATAACCATTGCACAGGCTCAAGCAAGCCTGGATGCACTTGTGCTTGCGTCACAAACATACACCGGTAAGCAAAAGGTGAAAATCCAAACCAGTGCCGGGTCACGTGAAGTTGAATATGCATCACTGGGCGATTTAACAGAAGCCATCAATTATTGGTCACGCGTACTTGCTGGACTCGAACGCAGCGCGGCTGGCGCATCACGTCACGGTGCGGCATTGGCTGACTTTCGGAGTGTGTCTTAATGAATGCGATTGATCGGCTGGTTTTGTATTTCTCTCCGGCAGCGGGTAAAAGCCGCGTGCGGGATAGATTGGCCGCCAAAATGCTGTATGAGGCTGGTGAGCCATCAAGATTCCGGCGGCAGAAAGCAAAGCGTGGATCAGCTGATGTGTCCGTGGCCAGGGCTGGTAACAGGCTCATGGATAGCGCCCGGTACCTGGATGAAAACTTTGATATTGCCAGCGGTGCGCTTGATCTGCTGGTAACTAATATTGTCGGCACCGGTATAAGGCCTGAGCCGAGCGTGATGACGTTGGCGGGAGAGCCAGCCGATGAAGTAAACGATCAGATTCGCACACTGTTTAAGCACTGGTCTAAGAGTCCGGATGTTTCAGGTGAATATGATCTGGCTCAGTATCAGCGCTTAATTGTTCGGTCTACTTTTCGGGATGGCGATGCCTTTACTCGAACCATCAGCGGGAAGGTCGCAGGCCTTGAAAGAAAACATGGTGTGCCATTTTGGCTTGAAGCAATGGAGTCTGATTTTGTTGATTTACAGCACAACGAATTAAGCAAGGGCATCATTCAGGGCATTCAGCGCAATAAGTGGGGCGCACCATCTGTTTATCACGCCTATAAATCACACCCCGCCGGGCTGGTAAGCGCCCCCGGCAAGCGGCCAATACCTGCCGCACAGATGATCCACTCAAAGATCACCAAACGGCTCAATCAGAATCGTGGCGTGACGGTGTTTGCCACAGTTTTTAATCGGCTCGATGACATTAAAGAAATTGATGAGAGCGAGCGGGTGGCCGCACGGGTGGCTGCGGCGATGGCAGCCTACGTTAAAAAAGGCACCCCTGATGTGTATGACTCGGACGAAGCAGATGAGGACCGGCTAATTGACTGGTCCCCCGGGCAGGTCTTTGACAATCTGCAACCGGGCGAAGACATCGGGACGATCAACTCAAACCGCCCGAATAATGCCCTTATTCCGTTCAAAGACTCTCAAATGCGACATTCGGCATCCGGTCTTTGCGTTTCATATTCTGGGTTTTCAAAAAACTACAACGGTACATACAGCGCCCAACGACAAGAGTTAGTCGAGCAATATGGCGCGTATGGCGTTCTGTGGTCATATTTCGCCAGACAGCCGTTTCAAATGATCTACGAGCGGTTTATTGATGCGGCTATCGCATCAGGAATGTTAAAGGTTGCCGGTATTGATGAACTCACCCTGTATGACTGTCAGCACTCGCGCCCGCCTATGGTGTGGATTGACCCGCTCAAAGAAGCCAAAGCCAATAAAGAAATGCGTGAGAACGACTGGACTTCTGATGGTCAGATTATCCGTGATAAAGGCGGCGATCCAAACGAGGTATATCGCCAGATTGCCCGGGATAAGAAAGATAAGGAAGCCGCCGGAATTATCGAAGATCCGGAAACAACAGAAACAACAACTGAGGAATAAACATGCCTATTAAAGTTAGCTTAAAAAGCAAATCAAAAGGTGAGATTGAAATTTACGGGTACATCGGTGAGGGTTTTTTTGTTGAAGGCAACACGCCAAAAAAAGTAAACAAGGAATTAAAGGCGCTGGGGAAAATTGACCAGCTTGATGTTCGGATTAACTCCGGTGGCGGTTCGGTGTTCGATGGCATGGCCATTTATAACCTGATTCTTAATCACCGCGCCAACGTCACTGTGTATGTGGATGGTCTGGCCGCATCGATGGCGTCAATTATTGCGATGGCCGGTGATGAAATCATCATACCTGAGAGCGCTTTACTGATGATTCACAACTCAAGCAGCATGGCACACGGAAACGCTGAGGACTTGAGGGCCATTGCCGAGGTGCTAGATAAAATCGACGGCCAGGCCGTGGCCATATATGCAGAAAAGACCGGACTGGAACCGGAAGAGATCGAAGAAATGTTGGCCGAAGAAACCTGGATGACTGGCAGTGAGGCACTGGAAAAAGGCTTTGCTACAGAAACGACAGAAGATCTCGACCTGGCTGCCTGTGCAGACATGACCAAATACAAATTTATGAATGCGCCGGATTTATCGGCACTTACGACCCCCCCGCTGGATACTCCAGCACAAAAGAAGCTGGCGTCTGCTGGCGCCCAACAAAAGGAAATGAACATGCCTAAGAAAGTAGTAAAGCAGCCGGCAGTTGACCCGGCAAAAAACGAGCCTAAAGGAGCCACACTGGCAGACTTTCAGGCACTGGAAAAAACCCGCCGTGAAGAGATCACAGCGATCTTTGGTGCACATGCCGGCGGCAATGCCGAATTGCTGGCAACTTGCCTGAATGATATGGACTGCACCCCGAAAGCTGCAAGTAAGAAATTACTTGAAGCGCTTGGCGCTGGCATCGAGCCATCGGGCACAACTGTTGTTGTAGGCGAGAGCGATACTGAAAAATTCTTCGAAGGCGCAACCAACGCACTGGCTGCACGCGCTGGCATTGGCGAACGCGAAGCAGACAACGAGTTTAACGGCATGCGGATTACTGATCTTGCAGCTCGTTGCATCACCCGCAATGGTGGCAGTGTTCGTGGATTATCTGCTGATGGTATTGCCCGAAAGATTCTGGGTATGTCATCCAGCGATTTCCCCGGCCTGACTTCCAACCTGGCAAACAAAACGCTGCGTGATTCTTACGAGGCTTTTGAAACCACCTGGCAGAAATGGTGTGAGCAGGGCGAAGTATCCGACTTCAAGGTTAATACTCGCATGATTCCTGGTTCGTTTGGCAATCTGGTACTGCTTCCGGAAGGCGCTGAATATCAGTTTGATTCAATGGGCGAAGATTCTGCAACCATTCAGGCAGTCACCAAAGGCAAGGCCATTCGTATGACCCGCCAGATGATCGTTAATGATGATCTGGGTGCGTTTGTTGCACAGGGCCGCCGTTTAGGTCGAGCGGCCGCACGGACCGTGAATGCTGATGCGTTTGCAGCTCTTGCAGGTTTGGCCCCTGATGGCACTGCCTTGTTCCATGCAGATCACAGCAATCTGGCTGGATCCGGAACCGCTATCACCATCGCATCCGTTAGCGCTGGTAAAGCAGCCATGCGTTTGCAGAAAGATGCTGATGGCAACGATGTGGTTGGTGTTCGCCCATCGTACCTGTTGGTTCCTGTTGCGCTTGAAGATGCAGCAATGACCTTTATCACCAGTGAAACCGATCCGAGCAAAACCAATAGCAAGATCCCGAATATTCATCGGGGTACGCTTGAGGTTATCTCTGATCCTTATCTGGATGGCGTTTCTGCAACTGCATGGTTCCTGGTGGCCAGTGCAAATTCAATCCCAATGATTGAAGTGGCGTTCCTTGATGGAAACAGCACGCCGTTCACTGACGAAGATCCTGAGTTCCTGACTGACTCCCTGATCCACAAAGTACGGCTGGATTATGGTGTTGGCGTGCAGGATTATCGTGGCGGTTACAAAGACCCAGGCGCGTAAAAACGCTAATTGACCAGGTGGCCTTCGGGCCGCCTGACTCATTCAACTAAATTAAACTGGAAACATAATCATGGCTAAGAATTTTGTACAACCCGGTGCTGTAATCAATTACACCGCCGCCGCAACTATTGCATCGGGAGATGTAGTAGTCCTGAAACACTGTGTCGGCATCGCTTTAAGTGATGCCGTATCCGGTGACATTATCGCAGTGGCAATCGAGGGCGTATTCACGGTGCCCAAA